TAGGATGGGCAACATGGAAGGCGCAGAGTATAAGGATGGCAAACCTACTAGGTTGCTACTTTCTCTGCAAGCATGGGGTGCATCATCTAAGGCAGACGCAAAGGCAAAAGCAAAAGCGATTTCTACAAGAAATAAAGGAAAGAAGTAGTCTATGGCTCTACCTACCTATTTAGATTTGGTTAATGATGTGTTGGTTCGTATGCGTGAACCACAAGTATCAACTGTTTCCGAAAATACAGTCTCAGCCCTTGTAGGCAAGTACATCAATGATGCCAAACGTCAGGTATCTGATGCCTATGATTGGGATGCTTTCAATACCCCAATTACTGTAAGCACGATTGCCAATACAACTGGCCCATATAGCATTACGGGGGCAGGGGTGCGTTTTAAGACTATGGATGTGATTAACACCACTAGTTTTTATGAGATGCAACCTTTATCTCATGCTAACTACGACTCGTTTTATTACACAACGCCCACCCCTACAAAGGGTTTGCCAATGTATTACTCAATTAAGGGTGTAGATACAAATGGCGATATTAAGGTCAATTTTTGGCCTGTTCCTGATGCTGTATACAGTATTCGGTTTAGTTTAATCGTTCCTGAAGCAGACTTCACAACTGATGCTTCTACCACTTTGTTGGCAAAAGAGCCTATTGTTTTGGGCGCATTTGCTCGTGCTTTGGTTGAGCGTGGTGAAGATGGTGGCTTAAGTAGTTCAGAGGCTTATGCGCTATACAAGTCCTCTATGTCTGATCTGATTGCTTTGGAATTGGCTAGATCGCCTGAAAACGATACGTTTGAGGCGGTGTAATGGCAGAAGTAGTACAAGCCTACTCGATTACAGCCCCAGGCTTTTTTGGGCTAAACACCCAAGACTCGTCCTTGGATTTGGCTAGTGGCTTTGCTTTGGTTGCTAACAATTGTGTGATTGACCAGTATGGTCGTATCGGGGCTAGAAAAGGTTGGACAAAGGTTAATTCTGCCGTCAATACAGACTTGTCTACCAATGACATTACCTCCATTGGTGAAGTAGTTACCTCTGATGCTACTTCATACACTATTCTTGCTGGAAACAACAAACTATTTAAATTAAGCGGGTCTTCTTTGGTTACTTTGACCTATGGGGGAGGGGGTACTGCCCCGACTATTACTGCAAACAATTGGCAAATGGTTTCCTTGGCTGGCGCACTCTATCTTTTCCAGTCAGCACACGATCCTTTGGTGTTTGACCCTGCTTTGTCTACAACCACGTTTAGACGCATTAGCGAGTTGACGGGTTATGCAGGTACTGCTCAGTTGGCAAACACGGCTCTGAGTGCTTATGGAAGGCTTTGGACGGCAGATGTATCGTCAGATAAGTTAACTGTTCAATGGTCTGATACCAAGTTGGCAAACAAGTGGAATACTGGAACTGCTGGAACGCTAGATACCACTACTGTTTGGCCTAAAGGTGGTGATGTAATTGTTGCTTTGGGCGCACACAATGGCTTTTTGTTCATTTTTGGTAAGAATAATATCCTTGTTTATCAGGGTGCGACCACTCCTTCTACGATGTCTTTGCAGGATGTCATCACGGGAATTGGATGTGTGGCTAGGGATTCCTTGGCTTACACGGGTACTGATCTGATTTTCTTGTCATCCACAGGTGTGCGTAGTGCTTTGAGGACTATCCAAGAGAAGTCTATGCCATTGCGTGACTTATCTAAGAATGTCCGTAATGACTTGATTTCTGCCATTGGTGGAGAGACTTTATCTACCATTAAGTCTGTATACAACAGCAAAGAAGCCTTTTACTTGTTGACCTTGCCTGTATTGAAGTCAGTCTACTGCTTTGATATGAAGGGAACTCTGCAAGATGGTTCAGCAAGAGTTACTACTTGGGACTCAATGCAACCTAAGTTCTTGTTGACAAAACAAGATGGCACTTTATATATCGGAAAAGAAGGCTACCTTGCTACCTATTCTGGTTATAACGATGATACATCTACATATCGTTTTCAATATTTTACGAACCATACTGATCTTGGTACGCCCTCTGCTACATCTATTCTGAAGAAACTTAGAACTGTGGTGATTGGTGGTAGCAATCAGTATGTAACTTTCAAATGGGGTTACGACTTTACTGGTAATTATTACTCACAGTCGGCTAAAATTCCTACGCAATCTGTTTCATATTATGGTATAGCCGAATATGGAGCAAACGCCACAACAATTGCTGAGTATTCGGGTGGCGTGACATTGCAGACATTGAGTGTTTATCCTACTGGTTCGGGCAAAGTTGTTCAAACTGGTTATGAGGCAGACATCAATACTTTCCCGTTGAGCATCCAAAAGATTGAGATATTTGCCAAAGAAGGCAAGATTTATTAAGGAACTGTAATGACAGATTACACAAAAGCAACCAATTTCGCTAGTAAAGATAGTCTTTCTTCTGGCAACTCCTTAAAGATTGTTAAGGGAACTGAGATTGATACTGAGTTCAACAGTATTGCTACTGCTGTTGCCACTAAAGCAGATTTGTCTGGGCCTACCTTTACGGGCACACCTACATTGCCTACTGGAACAATTGGAGTAACTCAAAGTTCCTCAGATAGTTCTACTAAGTTAGCAACAACTGCATTTGTACAGGCTGTTTTACAGGCTTTGTATCCTGTTGGTTCTATTTACTCAAATGCTACTTCAAGCACTAATCCTGCTACTTTGATTGGCTTTGGTACTTGGACAGCCTTTGGCGCAGGAAAGGTCATGGTTGGCTTGGATAGTGGAGATGCAACATTCAGCACAGTAGGAAATACTGGTGGCTCTAAAGATGCAATCGTTGTAAGCCATACTCACACGGCTACCTCTACTGTTACTGACCCAGGCCACACTCACTCAGGTAGTGTTTCTTCAAATAATAGAAATGCTGGAACAAGTAATGGCGGTTCTGTACAAGACCCAGCATCAATTGGAATTGCTACAACAGGCATTACTGTGGCAACAAGCCTATCTACAACAGGCTCAAGCGCAACAAATGCTAACTTGATGCCCTATGTGGTTGTCTACTGTTGGAAGAGAACTGCATGATTACACATCACTTTACTGATGGACTGTATGCCAAGGAAATGGCATTTAATGCGGGTGAGGCTATCCTAAAGCACACCCACAATTACAGTCATCTATCTATTTTGGCAAAAGGTAAAGTTGCTGTTTTGTGTGGTGATGAAATTGATATTGTTGATGCACCAGCGTGTATTGAGATTAAGGAAGGTCTGACTCATGGAGTTAAGGCTATTACAGATTGTGTTTGGTATTGCATCCATGCTACTGACGAGAAAAACCCGTCTAAAGTGGATGAAGTTTTGATTAAGGGAGTTTAATATGCCTATTGCCGCCGCTTCAATTATTGGAGGAGCAGGTTTACTTGGTGGAATTATGGCGGGTGATTCTGCTCGTAGTGCCGCTAATACTTCAGCACAAGCACAATTAGAGGCCGCTCGAATAGCGGCTGATGCGGCTAAGTTCCGTCCTGTTGGAGTTACAAGTCGCTATGGATCATCTCAATTTACAACAGATGCCCAAGGTAATTTAACTGGCGCAGGATATAACGTATCTCCTGAGTATCAAGCCTATCAACAGCAGTTATCTGGTTTGATGGGGCAACAGTTACAACAAGGTTTAGGCGCACAACAGCAATATGCTCCATTACAAGGTGCGGCAGGAAGTCTATTTAATCTTGGGCAGGGATATTTAGCACAAAGTCCTGAGCAAGCGGCTCAGAAATACATGGAACAACAACAAGCGTTGCTTGCTCCTAGTCGTGAACAACAATCTGCTTTGTTAATGAACCAGTTGCAAAACTCAGGTCGCACAGGTTTATCTGTGGCTCAAGGTGGTGGTTTGATGGCGGCTAACCCAGAAGCGGCGGCTTTGGCTAACGCTAGGGCTATGCAAGACCTTCAGTTGGCGGCAAATGCTACTCAGGCTGGACAACAACAAACTGCTTTTGGTGCGGGATTGTTTGGCACAGGTGCTAACTTACTTGGAAGTTATCAACAAGGTCAAGTTGGGGCATTGTCACCATTCCAAAATACTCTTGGCGTACAAAGCGGTATTGAACAACTTGGTCAAGGTAACTTGACATTAGGTGCTGGTTTGGGTGGTCAAGCGGCGGCTTATGGTGCAAATGCAGGAAGATATACATACGCTGGTGGCACTGGTGCGGCTCAAACTATGCAAGGTGCTAATGCCTATAACCCATACGCAACTGGTTTGATTAACGCATCTACTAACCCTCAATTAGGTCAAGGTTTGGCAAATTGGTTTGGTGGGTCAACTAATTTAGGTGGTCAAGGTGGCGGGATAACAAATGCGGCAATGCTTGCTCCTACATATACTGATATATATGGTGGTGGGCAACTACCAGCAGGATACGCAAATCTTTAAGGAGTAACCAAATGGCAGATTCAATAGTAGGTGGTTTGTTTGGTATGACTCCTGAGATGTACCAACAACAACAAAATCAAAACGCATTAAAACAAGCGTCTGAGTTAGCACAACTTGATCCATTTGCTCTTGCTAAAACAGGTATTGGCTATGGGGCTAATCGTTTAGCGGGTGCTATCGGTGGAGCATTGGGTGGTCAAGACCCACAATTACAGTTAATTAGTCAAAGAAATGCAGTAATGCGTGAAGTTGATTTGAATGATCCTAATTCAATAATGATGGGCGCACAAAGGCTTGGACAATTTGATCCACAAGGCGCAAGTGCATTGGCTAATTTGGCTCGTGAAGCAGTTGCTAAAAATGCTGAAGCATCACAAAAATATGCTCAAGCAAATAAAGCAATGGCAGAAACTGGAGAAATTGGATCGAAACGTGATTTACTAAACGCTCGTGTTCAAGCACTTATTGATGGAGGAACACCTGAAAATCTTGCAAAAGGCATTGCTTCTAATGATAAGGCATTTGCTGATTTTATTGCGGCTAGAAATATTGCTACTCCTGCTGACTATGCTGTTCAAGCAAGGGCATTAGGATTTGAGGCCAAGCCATTCCTAAAAGATTACACGCCAGAGCAAGTTCAGGCTATGGAAAAAGGTGTATTTGCTCATAAAGCAGGTATTGCCAAGGCTGGTGCATCTGCGACTCATCTTGATCTTGGTAGTGCGTTAGAAAAAGTATTTTTAGTTAAAGATAGAGAAGAAGCGGCTAAAAACTGGGCTACTGCTGGTCAAGCATATACAGCACTTACTCCAACTCTTAGCCAACTTGATAAGTTTGAGGCTGTAATTCCAACAGGCTTTACGGGTGCTGGTGCTGATGCCAAACTTGCTTTATCTAAAGGACTTGCCGCTTTTGGAGTTCCAATTAGTAGTCGTGCAAGCGATACCGAGTTTGCAAATGCTATTTCTTCAAGACTTGTTCAACAAATTGCCAAAGTGTTCCCAGGCAGTCAATCTAATAAAGAACTTGAACAATTGCTTAAAAGCAAACCTAATATGGCACAAGAAGCCCCAACTATTGCTCGTTTAATTAACGAAATCAGAAATGAAGCAATGTCCAAAAAAGTTACTTATGAGCAAATGGCTAAGTTGCCTGAAAAAGATAGGACTTCATTTAACCCAAATATTGCCGAAGGTCAAAATTACTTAAAAGTACAAGAATACAATGATCTTGTTAAAAAGTATAAGTCTGGCACTATTAGTGATGCTGAACGAACAAAAGCAAAAACACTTCAAACTGAACTAGGTCTTTAAGGAAATATCATGGCAGGAATTAACTGGGATGAACCGCCATCAATGACTCAAGGGCCTTCTAGGGAGGAGGTGGCGGCTAGAGAGCGTGAATTAAATAGAACTCGTATGGCATTGGCTGGTGCTTTATCACCATTGCCACTTGAGCAGGCCACTAATTTGCCTTCTGCTGGTGGATTAGTTGGTGGATTATTGCCACTTATTGCTCCTGAATTACGTCCAATTCAGATGATGACTCAAATTGCAAGTAAAGCACCTTCTTTTACAAGACCATTTCTTCCATCTTTGATGGGTAGTACAGCAGGAACTGCCGCAGGCACTCTTGGTGAACAAGCATTAACTGGTCAAAATATATTTAGTGGCGAGACTGGTGCAAAACTTCTTTCTAATGTTTTAGAAAATGCCGCTTTTGATGTTGGTGGAAACCTTACTTTTAAACTTGCTGGTCAAACAATTCAGGTTGGCAAAGATGCCTTGAACAAGGTTGGTGTTCAAATGGGCGGTCTTATGAACGCTTTTTCTCCTGAAGAACAGGCTAGAAAAGCGGCTCAAGAATGGTTATCTGCTCGTGGAGCAACTTTAACAAAAGGTCAATTGACTGGTAATCTTGGAACGCAAGCAATTGAAGGCGCATTGAAATATTCTTCTGGTGCAGAAGCATTTGCCAAACAACAGGCTGGCGTTAAAAAAGCAATTGAGCAGGGTGCTACCGATGTATTAAATACATTGGATACATCTGATGCGTTTCAAATGGCTTTAAAACAAGGCGATCCAACACAAATGGCTGTTGGAGATAGATTCCAGTCTGCTATTAAATCTGCTGAAGTTGCTATGAAGGATAAATATCGTCCTGTTTATCAACAATTAGAGCAAGAAGGCAATGGTATGTTTGTCAATATGCGTCCATTAAAAGACAATGCCAAGGCTGAATTGGACAAACTTGCAAAAAGAAACTTTGCTGGTGCTGGCGCAGAACGTAGACGAGCATTAGAAGATATTGTTAATCAAGCAGATGATGTTCCTTTGAGTACTGCACATGATTTGCGTAGTGATTTACTGGCTGGTGCAAGAGAAGCACAAAAAGAAGGTGTGCCAACTACTGCCTTACAACGAGAGTACAACCTACAAGCAGATGCTATCCGTCAACAAATGGATAACGTCATGGTTACTACATTTGGTAATGCAGAAGATAAGGCTTTAGCACAAAAACTAGGTTTTACTGGTGGTGTTATTTCTCCTGCTGGTTTAAGAACTGGTCAGAAATTGAACTACGCACAAGATGTTGATCAACTAATTGCAGGTCTTGGAAGAACTAAGGCTACAACTGCAAATAACCAGTTATTGCGTGATTATTTCAATGCTCAAAAGGGTTATGGTGAAGCGATGCAGGGCTTTTATAGTGGAACAGTTGCTTCTGCTTTAAAGTCTGAACCATCTGCTGTTGGAGAATACCTATTTAACTTTGATAGACCAGAACGCATGAGGGAAACATTTGGGGCTATTGTGCAGGCTCAAAAATATCTTCCAAAAGAAGCAAGTAAAGGTTTGTCAGAAGAATTGATGTATGGCTATCTAAAAAACGCATTTAATTCTCCTGAAGCAATTGCTAAATTTGGTGAAAACCTCAGTAATCCTACGTTTAGAGAATCATTTAACTTCCTGTTTAGTAAACCAGATCAACGTAAAACTATTGAAGAATTAGCAAAAGCCGCCCAATTTGGCACTGAATCTTTTCAAGGAAGTTCAGCATTGAGGACAAAAGGTGTTTCTGCCGCTTTAGGTGTTGCTGAAACTGCCGCAATTGGTGGAGGTGCATATTTCATGCTTCCAGAAGAAGTTAAAGATAAATTAGATTTGACTAATTCTGCTTTATCAGCAGGTGTGCTTTATCTAACTCCAAAAATGATTGCCCGTTCTTTGACAAGCAAACAAAATATGGATACTTTGTCAATGATTGCTAAATCGCAAGACAATCCTAAATTTGCTGGTGCGGCATCTGCAAAAATAGCCGATATGTTAAATAAATCAGGGATCATTGATACTGATTACTTGAAAACAACCGATGCGTTTTTTCATGGAACGCAAGAACAACAGCCTCAACAGCAACAACAAGCACCAGCCGCTATCAACTGGGATGTTGCTCCACAGCAATAGGAGTAAACCATTGAACCAACTCTCATCTTCGCTGGATGCAAACTTGCCTATGAAGGAATCAAAACGGCAGTTCAGGCATATCAAGACATCAAGAAGACTGGCGGTGAGGTTGCAGGTATTGCTGGTGAGGTCGGTGGGTTACTCTCGAAATTCTTTCATGGTCAAAGCCAACTAGAAGACGACTACCAAAAGAAGCAAGAAGAGACTAAGGAGTTAGCAAAGCAAGGCAAGGTTAAGAATGTAACCATGCAAGCGATTGATAACGTAATGCACGTTAGGCAGATAAGACAGTATTACAAAGACTTAGAACACATGG